ATTACCTATATTGCTCGCAGTACACCGGACATAAAGGACGGGACTGTTGGAATAAAAGTGGGCATCAATACCGCTACCGGAGTGAGAATGAGACTCAAGCTCGAACCAATCAGTCCCATTCAAAGAACCCTCATCTATAACAGTTATATTCCCACCCACAATTTTATGAACAAACACATAGTTCACACCCGCAAGCTTTACCGCAGAAGTTGATCCATCAGCAGTGAGAGGATCCCAAGAATAAATGTTCTTGGAATTGTCTGCGAAGTAGCCGATTTCAGCAGTCATCAGTCCTTCATCAGCATTAACTCAACGAACTGCCCGTCGTCGATGAGGTTCGCACTTCTGACAGTGTAGTTCACTCCATCAACTGACACTGCATCGCTATGCAACAAGCCACCAAACTTTGACGATTCACACGTCAGCTTGTAATCAGTTGTCAGCACCACTCCGTCAGCAATGATCTCGCTTGGCATGTCCAGTATCCCTAGCCCAGTAGTGGAGCCAGCAACAACAGGAACAGCAAAATCAGCACTACTCAAAAAAACGCTTAAGTCTTCTGTAAATGCCATGAGAAAAGCCCGGACGAACCGGGCACATACAGCTATCAGGCGTACTTCAGAGCACCAAAAGCATTGACGCTATAGGTGTGGGTTGAAGTAGATACTGTTGAAACAGCCTTGATGAAACGCTTTGCGCTTCCTTTGTCAAAAACTAACGTCTGCTTACTTGCGCTCGTGCTCACTTGAGTAAACGCAGCATCGGTAACGTCAGAGTAAGTTCCACCAGACGTGTCAGCCGATTGAATCTTGACATCCAAAGTTGAAGTTCCGCCATTCTCGACATCGAGAATTACGCAAATGTCGCCTTCGTAGTCATTCAGGTCAACAGCTGTTCCGTCAAGAGCAGAAGTTCGTGAAGCTGTTGGTGCTAACGCAAAATGCGAAAGCTTTTCTAAGCCAACAGAAAGGATGGTCATTGGTCTTCTCCAAGGGTTTGCTTTTTACTGGCACGCCGTGCAGGAGGCTTAGGCGGACAGGACGGTGCCTTCGGAGGGCACGATGGAGCGGCCTCAGCCAGCGGCTTAAGATCTGCGGCCACTTTGGCCTTATCACTGTTAATCAGCAGTGTGGCAATGCCTTGTTCGACTTCAACAAAAGAGCCTGCTTTCACAGGCTCCCCGTTGATCATCACATTGCGTGTGATTTCAACTCTCATGAGCTTCAGCTAGCGAAGCAGAAGGCAGAAGGCTGCTTGACAGCAAAGTCAACATCCTGAAGAGCGATGACGCGAACGGTGCCAGCAGTAGCGCCAGCGTAAGGATCAACAGTGAGATCCAAGCCAGACCACATGCCCATGATGAACATGGAGAAGTCACCGAACAGTGCGTCGTTAGAAGCAAGCTGGTTGGAAACGATCACGGGATAACCGTTGATCTCGTTATCAGCGAAGACGAACTCGCCGCTTCCAGCGTCCTTCTTGGTGCCTTTCAGGCCGCCACGAGTGGTGGCGTTGACGATGTAACGAAGAGCGCCAGCATCAGCGTTGGCTGCAGCAACGTCGGTCTCCATCGCGATGTACTCAGTGAAGGTGCCGGTGCCCGTAAGGGTCTCGGAGCCAATACCGCTCACGTTGGTCAAGCCTTGAGGCTGGTTGGAAGAGCCGGTGCCGTAGATGGCAGCGCGGTCGATTTCCAGTGCGATCACACGGGCAAGGTCGTTGCGAACCATGCCTTCAACGTCGATGCTGCTTTGAAGCAACAGGCGACGGCTGTAATCAACGAATGCACCCACGGTCTTGGGTGTCATATTGACCTGATCGATGGCCTGCTGTGACTCGCTAGGAGCAGCGTTCTCGCCGACCCAGTACGCCGTCGCACTGGATGTCAATCGCGGAATTGACACATTGCCCTGCAGCCCGGTCAGCATCGTTGCGCCAGCCTGAGCGATTGACAAGCGGTTACGAAGCAGGTCGATGAAGCTTCCAGCCAGAAGCACGTCGTCAACCAAGTCGCCACCAGCTGTAGGTGTACCTACAACCAAGTCGCGACGGAGGACTTCGTTAGGAATGACGATGCCGTTTGAAGAACGCTCGTACTGCTTGGCAGCAGCCTCGCCAACTTCAATCTCAAATGCTGCATCGCGACGAGCCTGAGCATCACCCTGGTTAGAGAGATAGTTCAGAGCTTTGACGAAGCTGAAGCTACGGGTCTCCTTATCAGAGAGGCCGATGTCGTTGGCGGTGATGCTGTGTTCCACGGGTTGAGTTCCGATTTTTTCGAGGACAGCAGCGCGAGCCTCATCGACAGACTGGCCGCCAGAGATTAATTCGCGTGCAAGATCGGAGAGGTTATAACGCTCGCCGAGTTTGTTGATGGATGCAATCCGGTTACGTTCGGCCTCTACGGCCTCAGACCGGATCACCTCCACATCAGTTGTGGTGCTTTCCATGACTTCAGTCACTGTGTTTACGGGAGATGCGGTCGAAGCCGCAGTGTCAGGGTCGGCGTCCTGTAAAGAACGCTCAACCTCAACATTTAGGTCAGAGTCGTCGATCTCAAGAGAACGCCCAACTCCGACAGTGGGGTCAGCTGGGATAACAGCTAACGAAACCTCGTAAGGCGACCAATTGGTAGCTACGAGGCCATCTTCACGCTCCTCCATTTTATCAATGGAGTAGCCGAAAGAAACGCCGCGAAGGATTCCATCGCGAACGTCTTGGAGCACTTCTTGCGCAAATTTATTGCGCGAAAAGCGCACCTTGGCGTAACCGCGTTTCTTCTCACCATCAACCCAAGCACGTTCGACAACGCCGATCATGCGATCTGGATCATGGTTATAAAGAAGCGGTGCGCCATCATTGAGTCGCGAAAGATTCGCAGACTCCATGCCATGGCTCAAGATCTCGTTTCCAAAGTAACGAGCCACGGGATATTCAGAGCTGAATGGAAATTCCATGCTCCTTTCGTCAACCATGTTGAAACTTGTCGCTTCAACACGCTTGAATTTTGTACCTTCAAGATCGCGAGACAATTCTTTTTTAGAACTCTCTTCTGCAACAACATCAGGCACCTCCGAAGTAAGTTCCATTGCGCGTAAGGCTTCGATCTTTGTCAGTGTACTGAATCTATGTCCTACATAAACATCAGTTTGTTCCCAGCCATCATCGCCTTCGCGATAAATTTGAATTAAAGCTGCAGGGTCATCTTCTTCGCCATTGATGACAACCTCGCTATCAGGAACGTCGATCTGACCATCGCGAACAATTCTTGTGATCTTGCCTTGTGCGCTGCCGCCAGACGAACTCCAGCGAACAAAATCACCAACCTTCAGGCCGTCAGGTTCGGCCCTGGTCTCTTCATCGATTGAGCGGTCCATGGATTCAACAGTGCGATCAGAAAAAGCCTTGCCAGCGTCACCACCCCAGGCAGCCCAGGCAACACGGCCTGGAGAAGGATAACCTTCCTCTCCAGGGCTGAACCCCTCAGCCTTTTTGTCTACTTCGTGGCGAGCAAACCAAGCACTCATCTCGACGATTGTGTCATCACTGAGTTCGTTGCCGCTGAGAATTTGAGTGGCGCGACGAGCGGCTACTTCAGTACCACCATCGCGGCCATCCTCTTTCCAATCTCTATAACGTTGCGCTTCTTCGCGCATACCTTCAGTTGGCATTGCAGGCATCACTCAACCTCCTCTGGGAGTTCATCAATAATGTCACGATCAAGCTCAACGTTAAGCTCTTCGGCTGCTTGCTGTTCACGAGAGAACTCAGTGAGGTTGTCAAAGAAGTCTCCGCCAAGCTTCGCGACGATCTGAGCCTTGGTCATGTAACCAGCCTGCTCCATCTGGCGATAAGCTTTTGCTTCCTTCAATGGATCAACCCAATCCCATCCGCGAGCCATCCATCGCGGAGTGTCATAACGCTCAGGACGTGAATCGTAATCATCGAACGGAAGCTCACCAGCCAATACAGCTAAGTCAAGCCACTCGCGGAATACCCGATTATGAAAGTTTTCGATCAAATAAGACTGAATAACCTTCCAGTGCTCACGATCTTCAAGCAAACTCAACCGGCTGCTGCTGTAATTCGTCTCGCTGAAATCACGCGATAACGTCTCGTAAGAACAACCAAAACCTGACGCAAAACGCCGAACCTTATTCTTCACAAACATCTCGTACTGCTGATCAGGTGAACTGATGTTTGGAACCTCAACATTCTGACCAGGCTCTAAATATTTCCACATACCAGGTTCAAACTCGCTAATTCTGCGATCAGCTTCGACATCATCGCCCTCAAGCTCACCCTCTGGGCTTGTGACAAATCCCATCACAGAAGCACCAGCGCGAGCGCGAATCACAGCGGCTTCTTCGTAACCCTGCAACTGATGAGCATCAGCCATCACTGAATGGAACCAGGGCACTCCGCGATGCTGTTGCGGACGCTCTGGAAGAAACAAGTGAATTACGTCTTCCGCAGGCAGGAAAACATGCTTGTCACCTTTCTGAGGTGCATTCTGGAACCAATAGTCGCCAGGATGACGAGTTAAGAACGCATAACGAACAGGGCGACCCCATTCGTTGATCTCAACGCCCATCCTCCACTCATTGAGCTTCGCGAGCGTTGGTCCCTGATACTCCTCATCAAGCACATCAGACTCGATCATTTCAAGGGCCAATGGCACCCTGCTGCCCCCAAACGGACGCCGGATGATGCGAAACAACGCTTCGCCTGATTCAGGCAAAGCACCAGTCGCCAGCCATTCCATCATGTGGAAGCTATGTCGCCCCGCAACATCGCAATACTGCGCACGGGTCCATAAATGCCACTTCTCTTCAATGAGGCGATTAATCGCTTCACTGGGTTTCCGGCCACGAACCTGCTGAACCTGGGACTGGAGCTTGATACCACTGCCAACGACATTGACTTGAGTGGTGCGCTTCGCCTGCTTTGCATACGGATTATTCCGCACCATCTCACGCGAACGGTCGCGCAGCTTGCTCAGGCTGTTCCGAATCTCGGCATCAGCACTGGCCCTAGTGCTCATCCAGTCGCTAGTAAGACGCGAAACAATCGCACCCGCATAGCTACGGCGACGGCGACGAGGCTTATCCCGTGGCACTCGCTGGAGCCCCAGCGTTCTTAGAAATCGTGTACGAAGTCCCATCAGCTTCCGTTAAATCGAACGTAGAGATTATGTGGATCGCCAAGCCCTGAGGCAATCAGTTTGGCTTTATTCTCTTTAGCCACGATAGACTTTAATCTTGACTCAAGTTCGATTAATTCTGAGAGATCGTATCGCTTTAAATTACGACTCCCGATTTTATACTCAGAGACAGCGCCGCCAGAAACGATGGACCTGATGGCTGCTTTTACTGCATCCAAGTCCTGTTGAGCCTGCGTCCTGCCGTCAAACGCTCCAGGTGTGCCCGTATACGCCAAAGAAGGGCGAATCTCAATCTGGCCTCGGCTGTATTCCTGAACAGTGCTATCACCGGTCTTCGTGAGAACAGCCTGAAAAAACCAGCTAGGACTGGGGTCTGCTGAACCAGTCGCGGCAGCAGTCAGCGTAGTCTTCCAGCCGCTGTTGTAAGCAACCGCCGTTGCTGTTAAGCCCTGCGAATTGGTGTTAAGGCGAAAATAGTAAACCAGAGAGTGAGTGGAGCTGGTTACAGCATCACCAAACACGTCAACAGTTTCGGCATCAACCCATACCGCATCCACGCCGCTTGTTATGGATGGAGGGATTGCCATCTACATAAGTCACTTGATATTGAGCAGTCTAACTCTTACCACTGATTAACAAAACTTCTCTGAGTTCGCTTAGCCGAAACTGCACGCTTAGACTCTTTCCGTTCTTCAGGTGTTCTTTCCATCTGATCCCATAACGTCCTGCGGTCTTTGATTTGATACACACGATTTAATGCCGCGTAAGCGTAGACAAGCTCGTCCAACGCCTCGTTTCTTGCACTGCTGCTTTTGACCCAAACCCTCACAGGGAACCCATTCTTGTACTTAAGGATCTGCTTTTCTGCCGTCAATTCTTCAAAATAATCTTTCTCGACTGTTGGATAAAAATGCAAATACCCTGGGCCGACATCGTTGTGCTTCAGCCTGCCGAACAAAAGTGACTTGATCGTGTCCGATCCAACAGGGAAGACCTGAGCGCCTTTCTTGAGCGTTTTACCCTGCGAGTTCAGGTCAACCTTGCTTGCCTTGCCAATTGGCGGCTTGTTCTTGGTTGACATGCCCTTGATCGCAACGACGCCCAAGCTCTGACGCTCTCTTGCGTACTGATAAACCTCACTGGTGTGGTGGCCGCCGCTATCAATGGCTACCACTATTGGCTTCAACTCACGACCATCCTCAGACTTGTAAGGCGTCTGCACAATCTCGTCCAACTGCTTCCACACGTCTTTCCGCGACGGGTCGCCGTAAATTTTCACCCTGTCGATCAACCACCCCTGCTCTTCGCGGCCCCATCCCCAGACACTGAGTGAGAGCCAGGTGTCCTGCGTATCACAGCCAACAGTGAGCAACAATGCCTCTGCAGGCACAACGCCCTGCTTGTACTTTTCATCAGCTGAACGTTCGCTGAGACCGTCGGCATTAACCTTCGACGCATACTCGTCTTCCCACGTCTCGCCCAGAACAGTGTTCACGAATGTCTTCAGCTGCTCTGCGTCGTTTTTCGCATCAAGAAACTCCTCAACCAGCGTTGACCAGCTCGCATTGGGGCTATAGCTATACGCCGCCCAAATATGAAACGAAACATGTTTACCATTGCCAGGCGCGGTGGGCCGCCACTCACCGCGTTCAACCATCCAACGCTTCTTCGCTGCCGGGATCCATACGCCACAGCTTTCGCAACAGTAACTGGCTGTATCTGGATCATTGTCGTGCCACTTCATATTTGCCCATTTCAGATACTGCATATGACCGCAATCAGGGCACGGCACGAAATAACGCCTCTGATCACCCTGCAGAAACATTCGCTCGACACGGCTGAAGTCCTTAACCGTTGGCGTTGACCCCGCCACGATCTTTCTGTTCCAGTAATACTCAGTACGCCTAATCCCAAGCTTGATCTGGTCGCCCTCGGTCCCAGCTGAAGGTGGATAACCATCAACCTCATCAAATAGCACCACTCGCCTACTGACCCGCCTGAAGCCACGCGGACTGTTAGCGCCCACCAGACTCAGGCTCCCGCCAGGAAACTGCTTCTGCAGGATCGTGTTGGCTCCGTCTTTTGACTTGGCCTCGCTCACTACACCCTTGAGGCAAGGCGTGTCACGCAACATTGGCGCGATCTCTTCCTTTGAATAGCCCTGTGCATCCTCAATGGTGGGCTGCACAATCATGATCGGGCACGGATCCTGATGAATATGAAAGGCCGCGACGTGATTAAGAATTTTGCTGTACCCGACACGGGCACTTTTCATCACGCTGATCTGCTCGATCTTGGGATTCGTGATCGCATCCATTATCCCCTTCTGGTAAGGCAGCGTGTGCCATCTTCCGCCTTCTGCGCTCGATTCTGCACTTAAGTAGGCATAAGAGTCCGCCCACTCGCTTAAAGTCATCTTCTTTGGCGGTTTAAACGCTAAAGCGGCTGACTTTCTTAGTTTCTCTACGTTATTCGCTGTCACCAGCTAAATCTTCTAAGGCTTCGCGCACAATATCATCCAAAACACCAATAGCGTCTGTATCTAAGTCTGGTATTCGTTGTTTCGCCTTGGTTGGTATCCCTAATAGCTTCGTTCTTGCGCGAGTGATAATTTCTGACCACTCAAGCGCAATGTCTTCTGCTTTGACCAAGAGTCCCTCTTTTTGCTGTCGATCAAGTTCGAGCAGCTCTGCTTTTAAATGCTCCGTTCGAGCGCGAGATTCGTCATAGTCAGGGATCGACTCCTGGGTCTTGCTGATCCTTGGCTGCTCCGATCCTGAAGCCATCCTCTCCTCGCGACTGCGCAAAGGCTTCTTTTCTTTACCTTGCCCGGCGGCTTTAGGGCCGATACCGATTCTCGTCTGCGTGTTTTTGGCCCATTCCTCTCGCATTGTTTCGCTATCCACAACAGGCTTGCCATATGCGTCTTTCTTGACCGATAATCTTCCGCTTTTTACTGCTGCGTAGACAGCTTCAGGCGATACGCCCAATGCGCGTGCGGCTTCGGACCTGCTAATGAGAGCCATGATTCAAATACGATAATACGAAGATAGCGCGATAAGAATAAAAATGATAAAATATCCGATTTCGCTATTTCGGTTACTGGGCGAGGTGTGTCTTGCATTATCGAAACAACCTTATAACGTATTGCCTACTTTTATGGTGCGATCCGAATACCTTCGCAGTGGTTAGTGTTACATAGGACCCTTAAAAATTTTTAGTTTTTATTAATAATACATAGTCAATCCTACGATATAAATCTATAAATTATTTTTCTTAAAAATATATTTTTATCAGATTGCTATTGTCAACAATAT